CTCGAAGTTCAGGTCGCACTCGGTCTTGCCTCTCCGCTGAACAAACTCCACCGCCAACTGGTACGGCTCATCAAACACGGCGTTCATCGCCATTGAGACAAGATTGGAAAGGTGGTCCTGGATTTGGATTTGCGTCTGTTGGCAGACCTCGCGGAACAACGCCGTGGCCTGCTCATGGTCCACGATCTTGGCTTCCGTTTCCCTCAGTTTGATCTTTGCCTTTTTGTGGCGGTCAACCATCATGTCACGCTGGCCCTTCGCCCATTCGAGCCGCAACCTCAACTCCTCAACCGGGTTCATCCCATCATCCCTTCAAGTTTTTTCAGTCCGTCGTTAATCTCCTGGGTGAGTTCGTCAGCCTCGTCCTCCATTTTCTTCAGCAATTGGTCTGCCTTTTTTAAGCTGGTAACGTTAAACTCATCCTTAAGTTGTTTCGTCAACACGTCTAGTTCCGCCACGGCTCTAACTCGTTTGGTTTCGGCGTCGGCAATCTCCTTTTGTAACTTGAGTAGTCTGTCCCCGATTTCCATCTTACCTCTCCTCTTCTTGCCATTGATCTTTGATCGGCGCACTGTTCAGGCTTCTCTTTTCTTGACGGCGGTTTCGTTTGCCGCGAAACGCCTTTACCTTTCTGGATTTCCCCGCCCCATGAAACGTCTTACCCACGACAAATCCTCCTTGTTTACTTTGTGTCCAACGCCTGCCAAATAATGTCCTGCACCGATTTCGATGTTTTGTTTGACTTGAATGCTTGACGAAGGTTCTCCTCCAGCGAGAACCCCGGCTCCCAGGTGTCCTGGAGATTAGTTATGAACTGCTTAATTCTATCGTTTTTTGCCTGCTCAGTTTCAAGATGGTGTCTGGTCACGGAATCTTCAATCGGCAGCAGGACGGCTTCGACTTTGAGCGGGTCGTCATACCACAAATAGACTTTCGGTTGATAATCAATCTGGTCGGCGTCCATCCTGAAAATTGATCCTGGGTTCACCAGGAGTTTACCTTTGTACTCCTCGACAAACGATTTGTGGTTGTGCCCGACGAGTATCAGGTCAACGCCGTTGACCTTTACCGTCCTGAGCACCTTGGATGCCGGCGGGTCAACGCAACCAAGCCACGGTTTCTCGGCGGTGGACCGTACCATGTAGTGCGCCACTATAATTTGTGACTCTCTCCAGTCCGTTTCCTCTTCGATATTATTCCGAGATTTAATTACTTCATCTGAAAGCAGGTCCATCCCCCAATGGACTCCGCTTGGGATCACGGTGATCCTTCCAGCTTCGGCCAAAGTTGCTACGCCGGACTTGTAGTAGAGGTCCAGGTTATGCTGCGGCAGGTCGTGGTTCCCAAGGACGGTAAAAAACTTTGTTGGTAATTCCTTGACTGCAAACGTCATCAGTTCCGGCGACGGTTTCCACGTATTGAACAGATCGCCAGCATGGATTACCGGACACATATGAGCGCGGCTTAACTTCCTGATGAACCTTAGTTTGGTCCTCATCGTTTCCCACCAATCAGCATCCGTCCTGCAAAGCGGTTGCTTGTCGGTAAGGTGAAAATCAGCCGTTAGAATTGCTATTGGATTTTTCATTTTTGTCACCGATACATTCCCCGCAGATTTCACAATAAAAACAACGAACACCCATGCCTTTGTACTTTGGAGGCTCGCCCCAAACAGGACGGTGTATATGCGGACGATTGCCAGTGCAATCAAATCCCTGCGTTTGTTTTAACATTGCAATGTATAATTTTAGTGATTCAAGCACATGTAACGCCCCGGAAAAATAGTCGTACCAATTTGTAATAGTTTGCTGACAAGTATACTTCTGTAATTCTTTCGTTGATTTAATTGATTTGTCAATCCAGTCATCCAAATCGCCGATCATACCCACCATAATACGAGTATCTTTCATCACTCCCCCCATTTACCATTTTCGTTCTACGCTAATATTCGCTCCTGCCAGAACAAACGCAATAAATACCTCCGCGTCGTCAATTGCGCTTTGACGTGACCAATGAGCACTATAGCTCACAATATCTTTTGATTCCGAATTGCTCGCGCTCCAACGCCATAAATCTATCTCGACGCCATTCTCATCTTGCACTTGAAATACCGTGAACACTACAATATTTTTTGATTGTTTGCTCATGGTCTCACTATACTTCCGCAAAGTGGACATGTTTTAGGCATCAGTTTATTAAACTGACTTGTTAATTCATTAACAATGCTAGTTGATTCCTGCTCCGTCTCATTGCATAACTTTATACTTTTAATCAGGGAATTTAATTTTCTTGCTTCGGCATTGCCATTATGTAACTTTGTAAAGTTGGTTTGAAGTACGATTAAATCATCAGCAATGTTTTCATCCGGCAACGATCCAATTGTTTCTTCCAACTCATCAACTTGATCCACCAGTTCTACTAAGCGGTTAATTCCCTTTTCTAAGTTTTGTAAATTAATTGCTTGATTATTGAGTTCGAGTACTAACTTGTACGCCAACGCACTCCAATTATTTTCAGCGCAAACCAATTCAACTTGTTTGATTCGATCAATCATTGATGCCAATATTATTACCTGGCTTCTAATGTCCCCCCGCTGCTTATTTTTGACTTCCAAATCGGCGATTATTTTTTCACAGGAATCAATATAGTTAAATTCAATTAGTTCAAGTTCAATTCCCTCAATCTCTGACGTGATTGCTTTTTTAGTGCGGTCAAGATCGGACGCCCCCGATTTCAAATTCTTGACGCCAAGATCAATCAATTGCAGGTTGGCAGCTTTGTTCAATTGAGTCGCCGCTTCACCAGCGGTGCTGCTCAACAGGAAGTGGGGGTCAACCTGTCCTTGGAAATTAAGGTCGGTGAGTTTAAGTAGATTGCTAACACTTTCAGGAACATCCGTTCCAATTGCAGTCAGATAGTCCTCGTTGAGTTCGTAACTAGCGCCGTCATCGTTCCTGGTGTGGGTAAACTTGCCGTTTTCAGTTTCAACCACCACGGTCGTTTCTCCGCCCCAACTGGACCTGAACCCGGCTCCAAGTGGTCTGTTAAATACCAACCATTTCAACGCCCGAATGATCGCCGACTTGCCTGAGTCGGACACGCCAACAATTACGTTAACCCCATTTGAAAGATCGAGTTCCGTTTTGCGGTGACTCTGGAAATTTTCGATTGAGATTGTTTTAATCATTTTACCCTCGTGCGGAATTTATCGTCCAAGTTTGCTGGAGTGCATGACACCATAAGAAAAAACACCTCCGCGTCCATTATTACCACGGGATCACCATGATTACGTTTGGCGACAATCAACCAAGGCATCCCCGCTGTCTCATTATCTTTCGCCTGTTTCACCCACTCATGAACACTCCAATTTTCCTGGTTCTTGCACTCCACCGAGAATGGGAATAACTTTGCAGCCTCACCAATTAATCTGATGTCAGTCCCACTCTGCCCCATCTCACGACTGGCGATGCAGGTGTCCGGTCCACACTCCATGTCAAGAAGTTCGGCAATCTGTTGCATCACCCACTGCTGGAGTCTCCTCCCTTTAGCTTTTGCGCTTCTTGTTTTCATCTTTGATCCTTATCATGTTATTTTTTGATAAGTTATAGAGTGTGGCGGAGTTAAATTCATGGAATGCCCTACTCGCCCACAGTGAGGCATATTTCTCAGCATCCGCTTCACTTTTGAAATACCCACCGATACGAACATATTCCCCGCCAAGCCAGAATTTTACAACAATGCCTCTTTTTCGATTCATCACCATTACTTGAAGCGGTGATCCAAAAGGTACTGTCATCATGTTCTTACCTTGTCCTTCCGTTTCATCCGAAACGATTCCTGGATGCTAACCCAAGTGTTGATGACTTCGTTCCGCAAGTCCCTTTCAAGTTCGCCCTCTTCCACCATCATGATTGCCTGATTTACGCTTTTGTGCAGAATGTTATCACCGATGGCATAGACGGTGTTCCCGGTTATTTCTTTCAGGTACTGCAAGTTGGCGCGGATGTCATCAACTCCATAAGCAAGATCAATAAACACCGGGACTTTGTGATACGGCTCGCCGACGCTCGATTTATAGACTGTAATGTTGGTCATCATTGCAACTGTTTTTTCAACGTCATTTTTTCCAATTTTTATTTTGTTCTTTACTTTTGATGGGGTTTCGACTCTCAACCTCACGGAACTGTAAAATGCAATGGCCTCGCCTCCAGGCGATTTGAACCGCTCGCCATAGGAAGTCATCGTTTGCCTGATTTGATTACTGCACACCAACAGATAATTCTTATTAGCAATCACTCGGCAGGTCTTGCGGAGTTCTTCACTGAACTCTTTGGCCCGCCTCATGCCCATTTTATCTCCATCCGCCAACTCCAAATCCGTGGAGAGAGCGGCGAGGCTGTCAGCGAAGATGCCATGAACAACGCCTTCCGGTTCCGGCTCCCACTTCCGAATCGGTCCAAACGCTTCCGGCACGGTATCAGGACGTTTGTACCCGTCCTGGTCCGTCAAGTCAATCCGCAACCCCAATCGCTGAGCATACTCCGCTGACAGCCGCCCCTCCGGGTCGAGATACATCACACTCCCGCCCTTCCTCTGAACACCACCTGCAATTTCACACAACAAAGTTGTCTTGCCTGAACTTGGAGGTCCGAAGATTTCAACCAAGATTCCAGCCGGAAGCCCACCACGTCTCGACCTCTCCCATCCAATTGCCAAATCAAGTAGCGTTGAACCAGTTGAAATCATGACATCTGAACCGCTTGCCGTCTGAGTCTTGTCTGATGTCTGTTTACGTGATCTAACCTGATCGGCCAGTGGAGGATTTTGCCTTTTCATACGAACACACTCCTTACCTTAGCTGCTACTAAATCATAGACATCCGGGTCCAGATTGTAAACTTCGAGTTGGTACAATACCGCTTCGATGTACCGCTCCAAGTTCTTTTTGTAAAACCGTTTATTACTCGGCCATTGCTTAAAAGCCAATTGAGCTACGTCGTCCGTGAGTTCGTCAATCGTCTTTCCCTTCAAGTGGATGACCAATGCTTCCTCAATCAACCTGGATTTATTAGTACCAGTTAATATGGATTGAAGAGCAAGTGTATTGGCAACAACGGGATTAATCCTCGCCCCAATAAACTTTGTGGGTGATTTGACTTCTAGGACTTTTTTAACCATAGCTTTATGCCTTCCTTTTAACTCTTGCAGCTTTTCCAGACCGGGCAATCGTCACAATCGTCATGGAGTGTTTTCTTACTCTTGGCGTCCCCCCAATCATGACCATAGGGGCAACGACCCTCGCCTGGTTTCCGTGCGGACGGTTTCTTTTCATCATTGTCCGTCGGTTTCTTCCCCCGTTTCATTTCGGCATCGTCACCCTTCGAGGGACGCCCACGTTTCCTACTAGGCTTCTCATCTTCCTCCGGCTCATCTTCCTCCGGCTCAGCCTGCTTGGACTTCCGAGCTGGCTTCTCATCTTCCTCCGGCTCATCTTCCTCCGGCTCAGCCCGCTTGGACTTCCGAGCTGGCTTCTCATCTTCCTCCGGCTCATCTTCCTCCGGCTCATCTTCCTCCGGCTCATCTTCCTCCGGCTCAGCCCGCTTGGACTTCCGAGCTGGCTTCTCATCTTCCTCCGGCTCATCTTCCTCCGGCTCAGCCTGCTTGGACTTCCGAGCTGGCTTCTCGTTGTCATCATCGTCATCAACCTGAGCTTTTGCCTTACGAGACTTAGGTTTTTCTTCATCATCATCATCGTTGTCGTTTCCAACTTCAAAGAACAGCTTTTTGATCTCATTGTACGAAAGAATGTTGAGGCAATCATCAAGTTGCGGAACGGACTTCAACACCTTCTTACTCGGTTCTTCATCCCGAGCAATAAAGTCAATCCGCTCAGCCACGGCGTAGGAAATTTTGTTGAACGACTCCTCCTTGAACCTGACGCTAAGCAAATACCCACCCTCGGCGTCGGCAAACCCAAGGAACTCATCACCTTCTGGGTCGTTCAACTCGCCATCCAATTTGGACTGGAAAGCATACTTGGAAATTTCCAGCAGGTGAAGCCCCTTTTCCTTTTGCCCGGAAATGATTTCGACGGCATAGATCACCCGGTCCTGCGGACGCAACTTCTTCAGCGTGTCCTTATCCGTCTCTCCTTCAGAGTACAACTTGGCTTGATACTCACAAATCGGGCACTTCTTCCCAATGGATCGAGGGCACACCACTGAGTTGTTTTCCACCCCGACGTTCCGATGGAGCAGGAATGGCCGTTTGTACCAGAACTCACCAGCCTCCACCCCATCAGGGTGATGGTCACTTGTCACCGTGTAAGGCAGAATGTTGAACTTCATCCGTCCATCGGATTCAACCTTAACAAACGACACTCCTTCCGGTGCGGTGATGTACCGCACCCCCTTGCTCGCCGACTCCCGGGCATTCTTCCTTACCCGGTCACGCAATGATCCACTATTTGCCATTCATTCCCTCCTTTTGTTTTTGTTGATGTTTGTGAACTTCATTAGCGAAGGCCAAATCTAAAGCCATTTTGCTTTTAACAATTTGTAACCTTGCCAAACCAATTCCGTAAGTAAAAGTGTAAGCCACTGATGTCACCAGCATACACAATAACGGGATGATTATAATTGGTATTGCCAATACAATTACAATCATCTCCCGCCAGTAGTCGAACATTATTTGTTCCTTCTCATGGCGGATTTCACCTTCTCGTTACTCATATTGGTTTCCATTCTTTTACGGGCCTCCGCGCTGATATCACGCGGGACTTTAGGACCGGCAAAATACTGCTGACCGTGCAACTGCACCAGTAGTTCAAGCATCTTCTTCCTGGCGTCCAACGCCCGCTGAGCGGCAGAAACAAGATCGGCCTCCATTTTTAGATTGAGGAACTTACGCCGCGCTTCTTGGCAATCAGCATCTAACGTGATGGCACCCTTAATTGCCGCCTCTGTAATCTTGCTGATCCCAAACTTCTCCGGGTCTTTTCTGATTTCAGCATCGGTCTCGGCCTCAATAATGTCAAGTCCCTCTTTGGCTGAATCCAACGCCCCCCGAACTTTGGCAGCTTCCTCAGCGTAGAACATCATCAACCTCGGTTGGTTGAGGCATTCCACGTCAAGGGCCATCTCGTCAATCATCATGTCCTTTTCATAATCCAATCTACCCATTATCCCCCTCCTTTCCTTTCTATATATATTATAACAAAATAGCATGATTTTCTTCATAAAAATCATGAATTTAACGCAAAAAAACATGCGCAGGTCAGACCGGCTTTTCCACTATTAAAGAACGGTTCACGAAAGGCGTCCATGATGAGGTACATCTGGTTGATATTCTTAGGGTTTTTCAGGGCCACAGCGTTGCAATATCCTAATACGGATCGCCGGACAGTTTCAGGGTCGTCCGTTATACCTGATAGAATCTTACTGATTTCCGGCCATTTTGCTTTGTTTACCAACGCCCGGCAGAGTTCAATAACCTGCGCCCTCGACTCTGCCTGTTGGTGGATCACTTCCTCCATGTCTGCTTCATCCAAACCGATTACTTTGTCAAGGATAGATAAGCACAACCCTGGTTTGCATTCTGCCTCCTCAACAATCTGCTCGATAATTTTGATTGGGACTTTTGCGCCTTCTTCTTTTACGACGGACTTAAGAAAATTCATTGCTTCCGTTTCCAATAGGGGCTTAACCTCATGGTGACTGCACCGCCTCTTTACGGCGGCTTTGACTGCCTGAGGGTCGGTGGTGCAGAGCATAAAGAACACATGGTCTGGCGGCTCCTCTAATATTTTAAGTAATCCGTCCTGAGCATTAGCTGACAATCGGTGACACTCATCCAGTATCCAGCCTTTAACATCGCCGTCAGTTGGTCTGAACCCCATCCTGGTTTTTATTTCCCTCACGTTGTCAACTCCGGTGTATTGAGCAGCGTCTACCTCGTCAACGTCTTGATCCGAACAGCCAACACTCCACAATACAATCCGAGCCAACGTGGTTTTGCCACAGCCGGGAGGACCGGAGAATAGAAAACTGTGAGGCCATTTGGACGGCTTACGATCAAAAATGGATTTGAGTGATTTTACAACTGATTCATTGCCCACAATCTCGTCGAGTATTCCCGGCCGGTATCTTATTATCAAACTCATTGCCAATCCTCCTTGATTACCTTTTAATGTAATCAGGCTGAAAATCAGGACACACGTCCCCCAATAAATTAGATATAGCTAAGGTAAGTCCATTATCTATATCATTCACAGACAAAGAAAGCTCCTCTACCTCCGGTAAATCATTAAACAGGGCTTCATCACTCCCTATTCGACTTCTGAAGTAGTCAGTTACGTCACGAAAGATAGAGCAATTTGTAATATTATTGCAAAATAAGCAATGTCCATGATTGTCATTATGCTCGGTTTGTAATCTCTTGACCTCAAGTTGTAATAGTTTAATTGTCCTGGTGTGCCTGACAAGCATAGTAACAAATCTGTCCAGTTTCCACTCGTGGACCCATCCGAAGTGAAGCATTAACCTTGTGATTAATTTGTTCATTCATCCTCCTTGTACTTGTCTAATTTCACCCACGGATCATCAACTCCTGCCAATTCAATTTCAATGTCAATGGGGACGATGATCCAACTCCAGTTTGCTGGCATTAGTTTGCATGTTACCTTCCTCACAATTCTGACAATATGCTCCAGTTCACTCGGTTCCACATCCAGAATCATATCATCGTGAATTTGCCCAACCAATCTGGAATCCCACTCCTGACGCTTGGAGATTGCAAATATCTTGTTGAACGACCATAACAGGCAATGAAATGCGGACCCTTGGACCGGGTAATTGATTACTTCGTTACGATTCATTACGCCGCTACACCGGAATCCGGTAAGCAAATCAATATACCCGTTCTTTTGGTACTTAGCATAAAATTCTTCTTTCCACTCCTGGTACACCTGAAATCTCTTCCCCCAAAAGTGAGCTTCAACGTCCCGGACGTGATCGGTAAAATTATTGTAGTTCACAATCTTGCCATCATTGTTTAATTTAACCAGCTTCTTGTCCGATAACTGATCTAAAATCTTGGACCCATCGGAGAGGTCCGGGCAGGTTCGAGCATACTCAATCAGAATCTTAGCGTTGTTACCATAATAGTCGCCGTAAAACTGTGGGAACACAAACCCATTCTTGGCGCCTTGGCGGAGGTGTTTGTCGCCGCTACAGGATTTGTCAAACGCCTTCAAATCAAATAACTGAATTGCCATATCACGGTGCATATCGGTGGTTGGGTCGTTGATATATGACAGCATGGTTGGGTCTTGATGGTAACAAGCGGCAATTCGGACCTCAATCCCTGAAAAGTCAGCGGACATAAATTGGTGCCCTTCTCGCGGGAAGATGACACTCCGCACCAGGTTCCTCGACTGTGCGTCACGCTTGGGGATGTTGTGAAAATTAGGGTGATCGGATGATGAGCGGAAGGTTGTGACCAGATGAAGATTAAAGTTTGGATGAATCCACCCATTCACTTGTTCTCTCGCCAGAGATTTCAAATAAGTGTCTCTAACTTTACTTAGCTTACTAACTGCAATTAGATGCTTAACATCGTTATCCGGCAGAGCGGCCAGCGTTTCGTAATCTACTGCTGGCGCTCCAGTCTCTGTTGTCTTTACCGCATCGTAATGAAGTTTGTCAAACAGGATTGATCGCAACTGATGGTCAGAGTTGGCATTGCTTTTGTCACCGTAAATTTTGCGCCAGAGTTTGCCCAGAGGGCTGGCCCACAAAAGATTGGACCGTTCGTCAATCCTGACGGTAAGCTCAGCAATTTTTGTGGTAATGACGCCTTCATCAACCCGCATTCCATTGTGGCTTGCCTCGGCCAAGGCAATACTCCCCTCATGGAATAACCTGTAGGCTTCTCGATTAATCGGTGTAACGTTAATCATCGAACCGCACCATTGGCATGTGTTGAATCAATGTATTAAAAACTTGGAGTGGTAATTGTAACCCGCAACATCTACAGCAGTAACCGCCTCCACTCCACGGCGTCCTCTCGTGTCCAAGACTCATTGTTGGGAGTATTTGATTCAATGGAATCTTCTCGTTTTGTAAGGCGCAGTATGGGCAGAACTGCGGTGGGAGTTTATGTGAGTTGGTCATTTCTGTCCTCCTGACGAGGACTCAGGCCGAAATTTCATACATTGCCCGGGTTGAAAAGCATAATATTCATCGTCTGCTAAATCAGGAGTCACACAGATAACCGAACTCCATATTATTTCTTGATTGTCTAACTCCCTCAGAGATTTGCACGCATTCAACTCAATTTTCTGAAGTTCTATTATAAGTTGACTTGTTTTAAGATCATCCTCCAATCTGGATAAATCATTAACGGTATTAGTAATTATGATTGCTGTAGCAAATAAAGAAATGACTATTATTAAAATGATAATTATAATCCGTTTCATCACTGAACCCTCCTAGTCCGCTCCGGCCCGCGAGGCACACCCATCGGGTCTTGATAGTAATTCTCAAACGGCACCGGACGTAAACCCGGACGCCACTTCACTTGCTCTGGATGGTCCTGTTCCAGGATAGGGATATCAACCGGTGGTTTGTTTCGTTTCAGTTCCACATTAATTCCCTCCCTCGTGCATCCTTTCCCGTTCCGGCGGGTCCAACCTTGCCATTTGTTCATCTGCCAGCCTGTACTCCAGCAAGGAATCCATCCCGCAGTAACGCAGCAACCGATCCATCCCGTGTGGTTCTTTATCAATCAAATCCATAATCTGATTAAAACTGTTGGCGCTCTTGCCTTTCGGTTTCAGAAAAGGAGTGATGTCCGAACTGTAATCCACTATTCCAAAATTAACGTATGCCTGAAACTTTAAGCCGGTTACTTTCTTTCGGTTGTCCAAGATATGGGCAGCAACCATGCTGTCCCACAACCACGGATTAACTTTCGCGCCGAGTATCACTCGGCTCCAAGTGTCCTCAAATTGAAGATTGTGCGCCATCTTCCAGATAGAAGGATGTTCAAGTAACTCCACAATCATTTTGTGGTTCTTACTTCCCTTCGGTGGAAGTTGGAATGTGAACACTTTATTACAACTATGAGCAATTGACATGCAAATGATTTGATGCCCATTAACATACGGTTTCAGTCCAGTTGTCTCAAAATCAAACGCCAACTTCTCCGGCGGGTTCCGAAGCAGACGACCCAGCCTTTCGGTTAAATCGTCTTCATCAGTTACAATTTTGAGGCATGACCGCTCGTCTTTATAGGAAGGGAGTGGTTTAGTTAAGCAAGATAAAGCGCGTCCTAAATCCTGAAGATGAATTGTTGTGACTTGCGGCATATCGGCTTTAGACCGCTCGACGTAAGATGGGTGAAATATTGGGCAAAGCCAAGCCCCGTACTCCCGATCCGGTATGGTCCACCCCCTCCACTGCATCAATTTAGTTGCCTCCTGCCACCGTGGACCAATAAGTGATTCAACCGCCGACGCCCCCGCTGCCACAATTACTTTCGGTTGAACGTCCTTAATAACTTTGAGCACCCTGCTTCGGCAGCAGGCAATCTCAATTGGGTCCGGCGTTCTGTTGTCCGGCGGACGGCAATTAACAGCGTTGATGCACACAGCGTCATTGAAGAGATTGAAATCAAAATTGTAAAGCAATGTTTTCCGCAGGGCCTTCCCGACCCTGCCCTGCCATTGTTTCCCAACCTCATCCTCCATCTCACCTGGGGCCTCGCCAACCCATACTACCCCCCGTTCCCCCTTTCCATGAGCTTCCATGCCTGGGGAATTGCAGTTCTGGTCTAAACCGCAGTCAGCGCAGGACAGTCCACCGCCCTTCTTGCCACCTTTTTTTGACTTGGCAGGGATATTCCCCTCAAAGACTTCTGACCAATCAGTCATGGCCAAGTTGCCTCTATGGTTTGAACCTTAAATACCTCTTCATCAATAGTCCGCATGATCTGACTCAGTAATTCTTTTACTTGGTTAATCTCATTTTTCATCTCGATCACGCTAAGATCATTGTGGATCTGCCTTCGTCTTTCATCACAGAACTGAAGCAAATCATTCACCAGACGACAGATTTCCCCGCCCTTCAGAGATTCAGGTATTTCTAATTCAAAAAGATGGTCTGTACTAGCAGAGAATATCATCCGATGGGTAAAATCAAATGGCATTTGACTGTCCCGATAACTCAAGTGCTGCGCAAATAAACACAGCGGGTAAAGAAACCCTTTGCCAAACTCACTTTCAGTTGCTTTTGTTTCCGTAGTTTCCATTGATCCATCCTTATTTTAGATTCATTTGTTCGGTTCTCCAAACGAGACGAGCATCCACCAGCTTTTTCCTTGAGT